CCACCGAGATCTACACTCTTTCCCTACACGACGCTCTTCCGATCTAGGATTTGTGGGGTTATTGTTGGGGATGGCAGTTCTTTTTCTGGCCCAAGCATTTACTGCCCCGCGAAGGTCAGCACATTCATCGTTGGTCATTTGAACGTCGTTATATAGTGACCATGCAGGAACGTTTGGATGATATTCTCGTAAAGTTATGCAACGCACGTCGAGTTAATCGTACAGTTGACTTTCCGAATCAACCTATGATATAACTTAGCTGAAAGGCGAGACCGTGAGTTCCTCCCTCCGCTCGCTAGGGCTTCCCAGCCCATACACAGCCACAGGGGAGTACCCCCTACTCCCCTTCGTGGCAACCTCTCGACTATAGGGAGCATCTTAGCCTAACGTGAAACTCAAAATAGTCCCATATCCCGATGTTAAGCTGCTTCGCATAGGCTCCCTGCTTGTGCCCCCGCGCTGTCCCAACTTTGTCCGCGAGGCGCTCGACCGGAAGAAGGGGATGAATCGCTAATATGCAGGTTTCAACTCCAGTTGCTCTTAAATTGGGAATGGCGTCTTCCTTTTGGCTGCCAGGAATGTACGTTAAACTCCGAGGTAGGTGGTACATGTCTTGGGAAGAACGTCGCATAAATCATCGTATTTTTGGGTGGCATGAGATTTATAAGAGAAAGGGATGAATCGTTGACACCCCACATCAGCTACAACTGCCACAATGCAGATTTGTGGGAATTCTACTGGCAATTGAGACGGGGCCGTTGCCTAAGAACAGAAATAGAAAATGATCCTAAGATGCAGGGGGTGTGGTTCCTAAATGCACTTATACTTCAGGGTGTAGCCGATTCCATAGGCGTAAGGAAAGAGGCCATTACACTACGAGATTCTCTGAGATGCGAACTAAACAAGATGCAGAAAAAGTTTGACAACTACTATAGAGAAATAAACAAGCTCGCAAAGAAAGCGGACGAGTATTGTGAAGGGAAGAAGGGAATAACTCGCTAAGGAGAAAGTATGATTAACGATATTGAAGTTAAGTTTGGAAAAACTCGTTTTATGGTTACAAAGGAAGCACTAACAAAACCCCCCGCAGTTTTTGCCAATGCCGTTGAATACGAACTTAAAATGGCAGAACGTGATGGAGCAACAAAAGAGGAGTGTTCTGCTGCGCGTGACTTCTTTTTGTCAGAGTACGACAAAGTGAACGCCTAAAATGACCACCTGTACCCACTGTGGTAAGAGCGTGGATGTCCAATCCATGCACTGCCGTCGTCAGAAGGGCTGCTGGTCTTGGTGCATTGGCACTCCACCGAAGGGGAGCGAAGTCTACCATGAACAGTGTGAAATTGAATTGAAGACGAAAGAGGAAGAAGGTTGAAGATAGAGAAACAGTTTGGCAACTTGCGAGTGGCGTTCGACACCGAATGGAGCAAGAGAATCGCTCCCGGAGACTTCCTCGCTAACCTGCCCGGACAGATAGCCGTCCATCGCCTCGACGGGGCCACGACAGAAGAGACCACAGCAGCAGAGCGGTTCTACCTCGCCAGTTATCTAAAGGCGCTGCTAGAAGAGTTGGAAGAATCCAGTGGCACCTAGACGCATCTGCCCCGCCTATCCCCTTAAGGATAGCAAGCACCAGTGGGAACAGGTTCACACGCCCGCCTGTAAGGAACCTTGGCAATGGCAGAATGCCTGCGCCTGTGGCGATGTTCGGGATGACGGAATTTATGGTGTACCTCCTACAGTAGAAGAGAGGCCCATTCCAGAGAGCAACATCAACCTAGACAGGCCCGCTGATGTAGAGAAACTTGTTGATGCCCTCTTCGACAGTGGACTCAACTGGACTCAGGCAGCCCAGCGACTAGGTTCTAGGGAAGCATTCGAGCAGGGCCAAGTGTGGGCCGGAGATGAGCGCGTCACCAAGGCTGTCGGAGATTACATTCGCAGCATGTCCACCTCGAATCCTGTGCGTCAAACTCTCCTGCTTCACCACGCTGAGAAATACATGGTAGACAAGGATGAGACTGGAGCCGTCCGTGCCACTGCGATGAACATCCTCAAGGCTGCCCGCATCACTGAGAAGAGCGAGCAGAACCAGCAGCAGCATATCAAGATTACAGGTCTCAGCGACTACCTGTCTGGGATTGGCGTAACCGGCTCTCCTCTTACTTCACCTAAAGAAGAAGACGAACTTCTTAATTAACTTTGAGTAACTATACCGAGGCAGTCCAGGAAGTTGTGTGGCGCGCCCTTGGCAGCCAGCGGGCATTCCGCCCTAGTGCCAACTCTCAGGAGCGCCATCGTTCCTTGGTTGCCGGGTTCCGTTCAGGAAAATCGCATGAACTTTGTACCAACGCGCTTCTGTTGAGTCACTTCATCCCAAACAACTTTGGCTTTCTTGGTCGCGCATCAGGCAAAGACCTGAAGCAAACTCTTGTCAAAACATTCTTTGATGAGGTCTGTCCCTCTAGCCTCATCATCGGCAAGCCGCGCTCCATCGGTCAAACCGGACTCGAAGTAATGCTCCGCACAGTTGACCCTCGAACGATGCTTCCTTCCACCCCCTCCAAGATATACTTCGACTACATTATAGACCGGCAAGAGGGCCGGAGCCACGTCGCAGGCGGTAACTGGGGATTTGCCGGAGTATCTCAATCGGAGGAAATCAAGCGCGATGACTACATGAAGCTGACAGGCCGTTTGAGCCGTGCTGTTCCGCGTACCTTCCTCTTCACCGAGTCAAACCATCTCGGTCACAATTGGATATTCGAGGACTTCTTTGCCTCGGGAGATTACACTGTTACTGACGAAGATGTGCTCCGCAAAATCTTCTTCAAAGTCGTTCGCGGGGACAACCGAATTGGCATCAATGCTCGCTCTGAGGAGAATCGGGTATCGAATGGTGGCTTTGTAAATGACGAATACTTCAATGACCTGCGCCGCATGTACAGCAAGCAGTGGCAGGCCCGCTACCTAGATAGCAGCTTCGATGACTTTTCGGGCAAGATTATTCCCGAATATTCTCTCAATACAGTCCACAATATCGAATGGTTTCAGTGTCCCGACCATTGGCCCTACCTCGTAGCCATCGACCCAGGTGGAAGTGACCCTTGGGGCTTGGTGATACATCGCATAGACGAGGCTGGCAATATCATCGTCACTGACAGCTTCCCTCAAATTCTAAATGCCCGTCCTAATCAAGTCTATGAATGGCGCGATGCCCACGCTCCCAAAGATGCCCGCCACATCATCGACTATGAGAACCGTGTGGTGATGATTCAGCTTCAGGACGAACACGGGATTGTCTGCGAACCTGCGATGAAGGATGTCTATGCGGGTATTCAGCAGATGGCGTCCTACTTCTATCCACTGCCGAACACTTCCCTGCCAGCTTGGTACAAAGACACCCAGCCCTCGATGCTCTGGAACAAGTTCAAGGACAAGGGCGCTCCCAAGTTTTATGTAATGGCCTTTAGGAACGGGCGGCGCATCAACGAAGACTGGTCAAAGCAGCATGACAACTATTTGTGGGATGAGAAGAATCCTATTCGTCCCAAGCAGGGCCAGGCCGACCACAACCCGGATTGTTCCCGGTACGCAATTGCATCTCACCCCGAGCCTGCCCAGCCCAAGCCTGCTGCCTTCTTGCCCCACCTCAAGGACGACGCCACAACAGGGGGCATGGTGGCCAAGCTGGTAGCCCGACTAAAGCAGGAGCAGAACTCCGAGGCAGTGATGCACACAGATGGCGATGTGGGTGGCCCCTTCAAGCAGGGCTACATTGACGAGTGGATGTAGGACTTGACAAATAGCTAACACCCGTGGTACAGTTAAGCCGACAGAGATGGTCGCCTCGCTTAACTTCAACAGCCGATATGAGCAGGTTCAATTGCTGAGAGACTCTCCTAGCTTGGCTGACCGCATCGCCGCTGCTCTGATGATAGACAACCCTGAGATGACCCTGCAAGAAGCCAAGATTCAATCTGCTGTGACTGTGGCCCTATATGAGAAACATTTGGGTGACAAGAAATGAGCGAACGCCCAAAATGGAAAGTAACTCATGTAGGGTCTCTTTCTATTTATATGCTAGAAAGAATACTCTCCAAGTTGGCTGAAGGCTATGATGTAGAGATTTGTGATGTTACTGACGTTCCAACATTTTATGAACTCTACACAGGCGTTTTTGAACAAGTGGGTAGAAAATGAGATGGCCTTGGATTAGTGTGCGCGTCCTCGATGAGTTAGAGCGCCAGTTGAGTTATCGAGACGCCGTAATCGACAAACTCCAAGTGGAGCGTGACAACTACCGAGATATGTACCAACGCTCAAATGACCTTCTCCTCGCTGGCGTCGGTGCTCCTCCTGTTACTCCCCCAATCCGTGCTGACCTTGAAGCCGCCCAAGCCGAGCAGAAGAAGCTGGACGACGCCTACTCTCTGTTGATGCGAAATGTGGACGCCGAGGCTGCCTATTGTGAAGAAGCGGCCAAAGAAGAGGCTCCTGTAAACTAACATGGCCACAATAGCTCAAGTGCCCGCTGTCGAAGATGTGAAGGCCAAGGTTAAGGCCGACGCTGACCTGAATAAATACCTTGATGAAAAATGGCGCGTCGCCACTTATCGTCGTGCATTCCGCGAGGCCCAATGGTTCCGAAATCTGGAATACATCCGTGGCCGTCAGTGGATTTATGTCACTCCACGCAATACCGTAGCATCCAGGCCCATCCCCTTTCCTGACTTCCCCCGCGCTGTCACTAATCGCATCGGTCAAATCACCGGAGACCTTGAGAACTTCATTGTCCAGTCGCAACTACCTCTCCTCAACCAGCCCGGAACCGACAATCCAGACGACATCGCCACAGCAGAAGCCTGTGACCGCTTTGATGACGTAATCTATGAAGAAGTGGACATGCGTAATGTCCAGCGGATTGCCGCCACTTGGCTCATCGCCACGGGCAATGTCTTCATCCTGCCCTATTATGACTACAGCCCTGAATGGGGTATGAAGGATGTTGATTACCTGCAATGCCCTGTCTGTGGCTTTGAGGCACCAGATGGGGATGAGCAGGTACAAGCTGCTGCTCTTCAAGTAGCCCAACAGGCTCCCGAGATGGGGGCTTTTGCTCCCTGCCCGCAGTGTTTAGAACAGGGTCAGCTAAACGCACTCGAACCTTTCGTAAAGCAGCTTCCCATCGGCAAGTTGTGCAATGATGTTTGCTCCCCGTTTGAGATTCTATTTGACAGTGCCATTCCCTATGGCCAGAAACGCGATTGGTTCTTCCGCAGACGCAAGTATAGCGTAGAGAAAGCCAAGGAACTGTGGCCTGCTTTTGCTGACAAGATCAAAGAGGGGATGAAGGATGTCCAAGCTCCCTCTACCATAGACTTCCAAGAAGCCCTCTCGTTTGCCGATACGGCTATTCTAGCATCTGCCGGTGGAGACCAGCCAAAGAAGCCCGTCTCTGTGCTAGAGTTTCGTGAATTGCCCTGCCCCAAATATCCCGAAGGATTGTACGCAGTCCGCATCGGCGCAGACCTCATCGTAGAAAACGGCCCCCTCACCTCAGAATACAAGGTAGGCCAGCACGCGGGTCAGAAGTATCTACCCATGCGTCAAATCGTAGACATCATCGACGCGGGCAGTGCATGGGGCCGCAGTCGAGTGAATGACCTTATTGCCCCTCAGACCCGTCGTAACATTGTCGAGTCTCTGATGCAGCTTACCTTCCAACGTACTGGAGGGCCAAAGCTGCTTGTGCCCAATGGTTCTGGTATTACCAATGTAACAGGGGCGTCTGGGCAACAGCTAGGTTATCGTCCAATCCCAGTTGGCGCTGGCAGCGCGTTCGCCAAACCCGAATATCTCGAAGGTGCTCTGGCCAATCTCCAACCCATCCTTGCATGGATGGCCCTGATTGATGACCAGATGGAGGGAATGGCTGGAACGAAGTGGATTACGGGTGGGGATGTTCCGAGTGGGGTGACTGCGGCTAGCGGGTTGGCCCTACTTGATGAACGCGCAGTCCGCGCCCTTCGTAAGTTGAAGGAGCAGTGGGTCGAAGGTTTCCGTGATGTGAAGATGCTTGATATTGAATTGCTGCGCGAGCACATGACCGATGAGCGGATGCTTATGACGCTCGGTCGCAACAAGCAGTGGCAGGCAGAGCAATTCAAAAAGGCTGACCTTAAGGGTGGGGTCAATGTCCGTGTGGATTATGAAGCCCTGTTCCCCAAGTCTGAGGCAACGAAACGAGCCACAATTGATTCTGCCATCCAAACAGGCGTCCTCAATCCACAGAACCCTGAAACCCAGTATGGCATCGCGCAGGAATTGGGTATCACTCGCCTGCTAGGCAGCATGGACGAAGCACTGCAACAGGCTGTGCGGGAATTTGACCGCTTCATGTCTGATGAGGCCTATCTTCCTCAATACATCCCTGGCCTGCTTGGCGTAGGAGAGTTGGCTACAAAGCTGATGCAGCATCGCAAAGATGCCATGTCCCAGGAGTTTGAAGAGTTGCTATTGGCCAACCCGCAGAGGGCTAAAATCTGGATTGATAAAATCCTTGCCACTCAAACCGAGATTGTCGTAGCTGGTGCTTCTATCGGGGCCACGCCTGACATGTCCGCTCCCACCAGTGCCCAAGGCTCTGAGGCGGGCGCGATGTCCGCATCAGAAGAGGAACCTGCCGCTGTCCGTAAGGGCCGTGAAGTGGCCGCGTCAAATGACCAGCGTCCCCCAGAAGAGGCCCAACCCGCCGAGATTGGCGTGACGCCTTGACAAGGGGCTAATACTTATGCTACTCTGTAGCTGAAAGAGAATAATCTAAATGGCCATGAAAATGTTACCTAGCACGCCCAAAACGGGCCGTCCCATGCTGCCCAAACCTCCTCGCCCGCGTCCCATGCGTGGTGAGATGCGAGAGATGCGCGGCATGGACAGACGTGGAATGACCAAGCGCCGTAAGTTTGGCAGTGTGATAGGTGGCGCGGTGAATGTGGGTGTCTGATGCCCGCAACATCAGAAAAACAAAGAAAACTGATGATGCTGGCGCTGCATTCTCCTGGCAAAGTCAATAAGAAGAACCGCAGTGTGTTGAAGATGTCCAAGCGCCAGTTGAAAGAATTTGGCAGGAAGAAGTAAATGGCCACTCAGACCCTTTCTAATTTTGCTCCTGCGCTGCGCTTTCAGTATGGGCGCAAGCCAAAGCGCAAGTT